CTTCTATCAGAACACGGCAAAGGGCAACGTATGGAGGAACTCCATGTTTAAGCAATGGAGGGGAGGGGAGAAGACCACCATAAAGACGGCTCCCGTTAAAGAGTGGTGGAGGCCGGAGTATTGTATTAAGCTAGATGCCGAGGGAGTCGAAATGCCGATACTAGAGAAATACGCAAGGCGCAGAGTGAAGAAGCTCGTATTCGAATGGAGCTTCGATATTGACAGGAGCATCCCCAGGTTCCAACAAGTCATCGAGGCACTCCGGTCTACCTACGAAACCGTTAAGTATGGGAAGTTCAATGAGACTGAGAAGGATTGGCCGGCATCCTGGTTCCCGCCATGCAGAACCGTGTGGTGCTATTAGCAATGCCTAGGCCAAAGAAGATGATTGATATAGAGCAGCTGAAGAAGCTGCTGATGCTGCAATGCACTAAGATCGAGTGTGCAGCCTTCTTTGAAATAACGAAACCTACCCTAGAAGCAAGGATACGAGAGGCCGGTCACGAAGGCTTCCAGCAGTTTGCCGACATCTACCGGCAGCCTGGCCGGATCAGTCTTAGACGGCATCAATGGAAGTCAGCAGAGGCCGGGAATATCGCCATGCAGATCTGGCTTGGTAAGCAATGGCTCGGTCAAGCGGAGAAGGTCGAGAACAAGACCGAGTTCAACGCTTCCATCCCCGATGCACTTCCAGCGAAGCAGGCTGACGCGGTTAGAGAATGGGCAAGCTCAATACAGCAAAGGATAAGAACGGCACAGCGCTCCTAAGCCCGGTGGAGTTTGCGGTTCTGCGCCTGGGAATGACTCCCTACGATTGGCAAGCGGAGTGCCTAGAGGCATTTGGTATGCAGGAAGATGGAGGGCCACCGGTCGCTATCGTGGCCGCCAACGGCTCCGGCAAGACGGCAAATATTGTAGCTCCTTCCGTGCTATGGTTTATGGATCGCTATCCAAGGGGCCAGGTCGTGATCACGTCAGGCTCCTTCAGACAAGTCGAGAAGCAACTCTTTCCTGCTCTCAAGGCGCATAGATGGCTATTCCCGGATTGGGACTTTCTGCAGACAGAGATCAGGACCGGAGCGGATGGATTCGCGGTAGGCTTCTCGACCGGCGATCCCGGCAGAGCGGAGGGATGGCATCCCAAGAGATCGGATGAAATTGATCCGGTGTGCATCATAGTGGATGAGTCCAAGACTGTACCGGATGGCGTATTTGAAGCATTCGACCGATGCACCAGGAAGTTCCAGTTATGGGTATCCTCTCCCGGCGCTCCTAGGGGGCAATTCTATGAAGCGCATCATTCTCGAACCGGGGAATTCTACACAAGGAAGATAAGGAGCGAGGAATGCCCCCACATTGATCCAGCCAAGAGGGAGAGAGATCTGCAGACCTACGGAGAAGATCATCCGGTCTATCGTTCGATGCATCTTGCAGAGTTCACTAGCGACAACGAGAGACTGGTAATTGACTCCATGCGATTAGCCCGAGCTGTAGAAGGGCAACCTGACTCAGATACTACCGGGGAGGTTGTCGCATTCTGCGACTTCGCCGCAGGCCGGGACGAGAATGTCCTCGCCATCAGGAGGGGCAACCGGGCTGAGATTGTCCACGCATGGAGGGAGACGGATACCGTCCAGGCTTGCCGAAAGTTTGCCCACCTATTTGAAGAGCATGAGTTGCTGCCTGCTTGGATATGGGGAGATGCCGATGGGCTCGGAACCGTAATGATAGACCAGCTCACTGAGCTTGGATGGAGGATTAACCGGTTTCATGGAGGCAAGCCCTCGACGCTGCCGGATGAGTATGCCAATCTGATCGGGGAAGTCTGGCACGTGGGCATCCGGGAGATCGAGCGGGGGAGAATCCATGTAGGACAGCTAGACCAAGTCACATTTCGACAACTCAGCTGCAGGAAATCGGAATGGGCGAGCAATGGAAAGCTCAGGGTAGAGCCCAAAGACTCTATGGCAAAACACGGATTGCGTTCGCCGGACAGGGGAGATGCCCTCCTAGGTTGCATCGCCTGTGGCGCCCGACTCCGAGGGGCAGTAACTGGCAGCATGAAGGCCAAAACCGAGGCTGACGTATTTAAGGTGAAGCCGATCAGAAACTTTGGGTCGATATGATCGACACGTTCTGCCGATATGTCGAAATGATCGACAGGAGGATACGCTTCAATCAGAATTGCAATAGCGCAAAAACCTGGTAAGTAAATGTAATGATTGGCAGAAACGGAGGGCCCTATCCAATGCCCACTGCGTACCGAATCCAGGAGACGGACTTGCAGAACGTCACACCGGATCAAGTGAAGTTCATTCTGCGGAATGTCCGCAACGGGCAACTGGAGGATCAGGACAGGCTATTCCGGCTGATGCTTGATACCTGGCCACGACTCCGAAAGGCAATCAACGAAGTGGCGGGATCAATCGCCCGGCTTGAATTATTGGTGGAACCGGCAATAGCAGAAGGGGAAGAGGAGCCATCTCCTAGAGCGGCTGAGATGCAGGAGGTAGTCTCCCGAGCTTTGGAAAGCGCTAACCCGAAACCTGGCCATTGGGAATTCAATCTGGAAGGGGCTATACGGGCTCTCGTAGACGCATACATCAAAGGCACCTCAGTCTTGGAGATTGTATGGCATTACGACAACGGAGTAATAGCACCGAGATGTTACGCACCTGTCCCGGCACAATATATTGCCTATCCTTCACAGAGCAAAGAGATCGACCGACTGATGCTATCGACTGGTGGAGTGGTCATGTCCAATCTGGAGGATTTCCCGGAACACCGGTTTCTTATTGGGACGTGGATCCAAGGTGGACTGCATCCTATCCATGGCGCAAATCTCCGAGCGCTATCTAAATACTGGCTTGCCTCGGTTTATGGTCTTGGCTGGCTGATGCAATATTCTCAGCTATTCGGAGTGCCATGGCGGCACGTTGAAACAGACGGGAGCGATGAGGCCATGAGCAAGGCCGAGACGATGCTGGATGATATTGGATCTTCTGGTTGGGCTGTCACCGGTCCTGGCGTCGAGCTTAACCTGCACGAAGGGGTTAAGAGCGCTGGCGAATCCCTCCCGCAATCGCACATGATGGACGTTGCAGACCGGGCTTGCGATATCCTCCTCCTGGGACAGACGCTAACCTCGGACAATACCGGCACGGGCTCCAGGGCGCTAGGAGAGGTTCACGCATCGGTTCGATCTGACATACTCAAGAGCGTAGCGTCATGGGTTTCTTCTGTTCTCAGCCATCAGTTAGTGCCAGCAATCATCTTCCATAACTATGGAGAGGAGGAATCCAACGAAGAGATGCCCAAGATAACTCTGGAAGTTCCGGTGCCAAAGGACAAGAAGGAGAGCGCAGAAACCATGCGGATCTTGATCGAATCTGGAATACCGGTAACGAAGAAGTGGGCATATTCCGAACTGGGAATCCCAATGCCGACAGGTGAAGATGAGTTGCTGGATCCTGTCGCGTTTAGGGAACCGGAGGAACCGGAGGAACCGGAGGAACCGGAGGAACCGGAGGAACCGGAGGAACTGGAGGAACTGGAGGAAGAAACTGGAGCCGAGATGGAAGAGGAGGATGCACGCGAGACATTCGATCTTGAGGCATTCAGGAAGAACATCGATCTACAGCCGACAGAGGCCATGGCGAACAATGCCAGAGAGGCCCTAGAGGCCAGAAGGATCAAGCCCGTGAGCGAGCGAGGCATGACGGCAGTAGGACTTGCAAGGGCCAGGGACTTATCGAATCGCATGATTTTGTCTCCCGAAACAGTCAGGAGGATGGTGGTCTGGTTTGGCCGGCATGAGCCCGACCTATCCGGGGAGACGGGCAAAGCCTGGCAAGCCTGGCAGGGATGGGGAGGAGATGAGGGCCGAGAATGGGCAGAGCGCAAGGTAGCCGCACTCGACAGGGAATAGTCATTGACAGTTTTCTTATGCTGGTTAGATTCGTGAGCCATGAAGAACATTGCCCTCCTCTCCCTGTGCTTAGCTTCTCTTGGATTGGCCTCCTGCAGCTCGACCGGGCTTACAGGAAGCCTGCCGATTCCATTTACGGATCCACCCGCTAATGTAAGGGGAGACATCGAGGTGACTCCTCTGCCACCAAAGCTGTGCATAGGGCTTGATGTAATTCCCAGGCCCGAAACCGGGGATGACTAAAGACGAGCTTTCCGAGGTTTCGAGAAGCTCTCTGGCTCCGATCGATGAGGCCTTTGCAGACCTCTACGACAAATCCCTGCGATACGATGCAGAGAGATTTGCCAAGGAGGTAGAGAAGGCACTGGAGAGGGCTCCCTCGCTAATGGACTGGATGAACATTGATGCCTTGGCCGAGCCTCTTGAGATAGAGGTGGGAAGGTCCATGCTGAAAGGACTTGGCAATGGCAGCACCTAAGAGCAACAAGGGCGCCTTCGTTGTAACGATAAACTCGGAAGGTTTAGAGGATATAACGAAGGACTATCTTAGTGCCCTCGACTCGAAATCACGCAAGAAGGTCATTCGTGTCGCTACGTTATCTGCCTTGGATGCAGTAAAGAAATACTATTCCGACAAGGGCAGGAATCTATGGGTAAGACCAGGGGGACCGACTCACGGCCCCGGCAGGAAGCCTACGCAATGGTGGCGCGGGACGGCGAACGGATGGACAGCACAAAACATCACAAGCAGATCGTCAGACCTGGTAAACAAGACAATAGGACTGTCGCATAAAGTTACGGGCGGCACGATCAAGCCGATTAGGGCAAAGCGGTTGACGATTCCTTTAATACCACAAGCCCACGGGTTAACGGCAAAGGGGTACAGCAATACCATTGCTCCTCTGTTCCCCTTAAAGAACGTCCTGGCAAGCAAGACCAAGGAGGGAAGCAAGGAGGGCTTTAAGGCAGTATTCGCGCTAAGGAAGAGTGTAACACAGAAACCATGGAAGGGAGCGTTACCACCGGAGAAGAAATACATGCAGGCATACGAAGAGACTTTGCTCGATGCAATAATTGCCGAACTGGAGGGCTTATGATTATGGACTTGAACAAACTGGCCAACCGTATTAAAGGATACTTCATGGCAGAAACCGTTACTGCAGCTTTTACGCAATCCCTAGATTCCGAGAAAGGGACTATTGTATTCATGCCGGAGGGGCATCACCAGATCACCGCAAGCGTCGATGGCAAGCCAAAGAGCGTTGAGCTAACTATCGACTCCAGGATCCTGGCCTCATTCGCTGAGGATTTGGACAAGAGGAAGGAGTCAAACGTAAGGCCGTTTGCGGGATTTGACCATAAAGCAGGAGCGGCATCATTCATTCCTCTTGAGTTCCGCTACGAAGATGGCGTAGGGCTGATGCTGGATGTTGAATGGACTAATGCCGGGCGCGAAGCTGTCGAAGGAAAAGACTACTCTTACTTCTCCCCATCGTTCTTGGTTAAAGAGGGCATTCCTTTTGGCTTGCCAAAAAGGGGAGAGATAGGCAGTCTCGTCAATGATCCGGCATTTGAAGACATACCAAGAATAGCCGCCAGCAATATCCAACCACAATCCGAAATGGAGAATCTCGTAACATTGGGCCTTTGCAGCCCCGACACAAAGGAAGAGGACGCCATGGTAGAAGCCAAAGCAAACCTTGATGAAATCAAGACCGAGCTTGCAGAAACCAAGTCCCAAGTCCAAGCAATGTCTCAGGACAAGGAAGCCGTCGAAACCGAGCAGGCGACCGCAGAGGACCAGCTTGCTGAACTGAAGGCCACGCACAAGAAGCTGGAAGAAGATCACGAAAAGGTGACTGCAAAGTTGGCTGATACTGCCGAGAGCGCAGCCGATAGTGCGGTTGAGGAAGCCGTTTCTGCTGGCAGGATTGCCCCGAAAGACGAGGCCTCCAAAGAGTTCTGGAAGAAGACCATTATGGACAATCCAGAAGCGGCAAAGGTATTGGCCTCTCAGCCGAGCAACTCCGTTGTTGATGGCAAGACCATTATCGCTGGCCGGTCCGAAGGCAGGGAGATGTCTAAAGAGATGCCCCGATCCGAATTCGATCAGCTTACCCCAGGCGCCCGGCTTGAATTTGTCAAGGCCGGTGGAGCCATACAAGACGATGCCAGCTAAGAAGAAGGCAGCCAAGAAGGATACCGGCTCTAAGGATCCTAAAGTCATCACAGTGTCGCAACTGGCGAAGCTGAACGATGACGAGAAAGAAGTATTTAGACAATCTGGCGGGACCGTCACAAGCGATCCCTCCTAACCTCTACCACAACAACAACCACTATGGCTAATACCCTAACCAATCTGATTCCCGATGCCTATGTCGCTCTCGATGTCGTCTCACGGGAACTCACAGGTTTCATTCCCTCCGTAACTCGGGACGCTACTGCCGACCGTGTTGCCAAGAATCAGACCGTTCGTTCGTTTATCGCTCCCGCTAATGCGGCTGCCGGTAATATCACTCCATCCATGACTGCTCCAGCTGCGTCTGACCAGACGATCAGCAATGTAGCCATCACCATCGAGAAGGAGCGTTTCGCTCCGTTCTCTTGGACTGGCGAAGAGGAGTACGCAGTTGATCAGGGACCGGGATTCCTCAACATCAGGCAAGACCAGATCGCTCAGGCCATCCGCGTTCTTGTCAATGAGATCGAAACTGACATCTACAACGATGCTGTTACAGGCGTTTCCCGCGCAACCGGGACATCCGGCACCGATCCTTTCGGTTCCAGCCTCGCAGACAGTGCCAATGCCCGTGCCATCCTCGATGACAACGGAGCACCGCTGAACAGCCGTTCGCTGGTGATCAATACGGTTGCTGGAGCTAAGCTCCGCACCCTGACCACCTTGGTCAATGTGGCTGATGCCGGGACTTCGATGACTCTCCGAGATGGTGAGTTGCTCAACATCCATGGATTCTCCGTCAAGGAGTCTGCACAGATCACTGACGTAACAGTCGGCACCGGGACCAGCTACCAGATCAATAACGGTGGAGGCTACGCTGCAGGCGCAACCTCCCTTGTGGTTGACACTGGATCTGGAACCATCCTCGCCGGTGACGTTCTTACCATCGACTCCATCAAATACGGAGTGAAGACCGCACTTGCCACTGGCACCGTTGTTATCAACGAACCTGGTTTACAGGCAGCCGTTGCTGACAATACTGCCGTTGCGGTGAATGCCATCAGTCCGCGCAACATCGCTCTCTCGCAGAATGCTATCGTTCTTGCCACTCGTCTCCCTGTCGCTCCGCGTGACGGAGATCAGGCAATCGGACGTGAAGTTATTACAGATCCCCGCACCGGAATCTCTCTTGAGCTCGTCAAATGGCCTGGATACGACATGAACGTATATCACGTTCGTTGTGCCTGGGGCGTGAGTGTTCTCAAGCCCGAGTGCATTGCAGCCGTCCTCGGTTAATCGCTAAGTTAAGCCTCCCTCGATAAATCCGGGGGGGGCTTCTCTTTTACGCTAATGGCCTGGGTCGAACTAACTGCATCCGTCCTCCGTGACAGGTTGGGCAATGTGGAAATCGAGACTCTCATTGAAGAGAGTCCTACGCCTGATGCGAAGATAGAAGAACTCCTTGAGCAGATTGCCCAGGAGATCACCTCAAGGGTGAACACCGGGAGACGCAAGAGGGGCATGGCAAGCATAGGAGACACCAACCGATATGTGCCTCCAGGAAGTTTGCGCCATGCCTATGCACTGACCCGAAGATTGCTGACAGACTCATTTCCTTCCCTCGCTGAATACAACGGCGAAGATCGAAGGCTGGCAGTGCAGGAGGCCGAGGAACACCTTAATGATTTGGCGAATAATGAGGCTCATGCTGATGATTCTGGTGCGGCTATTTGGGAGCCGGAAACTGCAGGCTCATCCTTCCGAACAGGGGGGAGCCCGAATTATAACTTCTCCGCATTCTGATGAGCCGTCTCCGAGAGATCGTCACGTCAGTGGCTAAGACCCTCCGGGACTCCACCTTCATTAGCACGTCCCCTGTGGTCCCTGTCATCGAGGAGGATTCTAAATCCATCGTTGCAGAGATCAACAAGGCGACAGGAAGGACGTACGGAGCATTCATCTTGGTAGCATTCGATTCGGCCTCAACCGCGACACAATCGCCTGGCCCGGATCTCAATGAGTGTATCTTCACAGTCACGGTTGTGGAAATGCCTCAAACATGGAGAACGAAGAACAATTACGTTTCCTGCACCGAAATAGCAGAGGCATGCACCAGACTCCTTCACCATCATCCACCTAAAGATTCTGATGGTGTTTTGCTCGCGAATGGTGTTCTATCCTTGGACAGCATGGAGCAATCATCCGACGATTCCAGCCTCATTCAGACACTCTCATTCAATCTGCCGACTGTATTAGATCCAGCGGCTCCAACAAGAAGCTAACATGCCTACTATTGATCGCACTGAAATCATTCGAGGACCGGCAGCCATCACTTTCAACAGCGAGACTTTCTACAGCAAGGGCGACATTTCCGTAACGATCGAGCAATCGACCTTCGATAAGGAATCTGATGTCTTTGGGATCGTAGGAAGATCCGTAACAGACAGGCAAGTAAAAGTACGGTTCACTCCAGTAGGAGAAATTGAGGCCCTCACGGTACTTTACCCATACGGAACAGCAGCTAGTTATCCAATCGGTTCATCCGTATTCGGAGCCACGGATACGGGACTGACAATCACGGGCATCTCAAACAAGCTCGTCATTCATAACTGTGCAGTTACACAGATGCCACCACTAACACTAGGGGCCGGAACAACCGCTTTCGGTGAGTGTGAAATTACGGGGCTTGTGAAACGGGACGCTGAACCTAATACGGAGGCGAGCTATTGGACTTACACCGAAAGCACAAACACAATCCCAGTTACCTTTAATGTGGCCAAGGTAATATCCGCGCAATATCAGGCAACGTACATGGGAGCAACCACTACTCCGGTAGATGCCTTTACCATAGACTTTGATTTGACCCTGGCTCCCGTTGTTGCAGACGGGATAGGAACGATTGACATGCGAATGCAGGATCTCCAATTCTCAACGAGCTGGGAACCGTTAGCACAAGCAGCAAGTTTCCCGGCTACGGCATTAGCCTATGCAGACGTTGCTCCAGGGGCAGAGATATTTTCTGGTCCGCTAACTATCGCAACGACTACTTCAGGAGGCATATCATTTACTGCGGACCAGGCTGCATTCTCCAATATGGATCTGATTTGGAGTTCGGTGAACAACCTCAACGGCCCTCTTACCATTACTTCTAAAAGGGATATCGCAGGGGGCGCTCTCGACAACCTCTTCACCGTTTCCGCAGTCTGATGAACAATGATTTGCCAGCTCACCATCCCGAGCTCCTCCGCTTCTCCGGTTTATTTAGCTGGTGGGGGATTGATCACAAGTGAAGCCTTCTCTTTACGCTTCTCCACAGTAGGCTCTCCCCAGCAGGCTGCTCACATCGGCTCGGAGGAGTCACGCCAGTTCATGCGGGGAGGCAGTTTGACTACTGTCTCCTTTTCTTCTTCGCGAGAGTTCACAACGATAGACCTGGCTAGGAATTTCATTATCGACCTCCAATCTGCCCTGGCTGATGCTTATCAGCAGCAGAATACCGCTGTCATAGCGAAGAGGGTGAACAACGTAACCGTCACCACTAGCGGATCTCTCAGTCCTGACGGGACAGGAGTATTACGGGAGACAGGACTCAATACCCATATCTACGACACCTTTGAAATAGCCGAGACTTATCCACGCAAAAGACTCTACCTCGACGGCAGCACAGCGAAGCTAGAATACTACGCTGATGCCGGGGAGTTCACTGGCACACCGAGTGGACTCTGGACATCGACAACAGGTAGCGGGACAGATCCATCGACATACACCGCATGGACTGCAAGCACAGGGAGTGGCGTCCCATTATTCGCCAAGGCAGCAACCGATAGTCCTACCATAACCCTCTATGACTGTTCACCGAATGTGACAGCAACGCAACGGGGAGTGAGCGCAAACCTTGAAGTAACCCTTGTCGGCAGACTGGTTTCCCCATAATGCGATGGCCTCCCGGACGACAAAAATCAGGATCGCTACCGAAGCCAATACGGCAGCATTAAAGAAGACTGCCGAAGAGGTAAGGAAGGTACAGAAGGCAGGAAACGAAGCGAACAAGGCGCAGGTTGCGATGGGCAACCAAGGCGCCAAGGCAGGCAAGAGGAATGCTTGGGCAATGGGGCAAGCCTCCATGCAGCTGCAGGATGTTGCGGTTCAAGCGCAGATGGGTACGGACTCCCTTCGCATCCTCGGGCAGCAGGGTCCGCAACTCTTATCCGCATTCGGACCAACCGGAATGCTTGCCGGTTTAGCCGTAGCAGTCGGAGCCGGTTTAGTTTCGGCCTTCCGCAAGCCAAAAGAGGAGATTGGCGATCTGATGGAGGAGATGGAGGCCTTTGCCGAGCAAGCGGAAAAG